TATCAACGTCACCTCTGGATTTAGTCAGGACCGCTCTGATTACTTCTCCATATTGATGTTCGAGGAAGTGAAACATCCCGGCAGAATCACGGCTGCAGTGCAGCATGAACTGTGCGGGTACAGGTTGGGTTCCGGGCGGGGGCATGACGTTCTGTCTCTGCTCTGCGTGAGCAACCCCCATAAAAAATATTATGGAGAAGATAAGATTCTTTATCAAAACGTAGCCTCCGCTTCAGGTTCTAGAACCCTATAACTCCTACTTATAGGTGGAGTTGGATCCATATCGTATATTCTAGACAATGCATCTAAGAAATCTGGGTGTATTGTTGGGAAAAGACTATACTCGTTATCCTTTACCCACTTAACCAGATCATATAACTTACCATTTTCATCTTTACGCATTATCTTGTTAGAGATAAGAAAGTCTTGTTTCTTATGTTTAACATCTCTCTGAAGCGACGTAAGTCTTTTTTTATCGGTCGGATAAGGCCAGAAAAAAGAACCGTCCTTTAAATCAGGTTCTAATCTTTGTATTCTATCTTTCTTAGATTGCGATCCTCCCCCACCTACCCAGTTCAATTCATATATAGGAAATGAACTTCCATCTATACGCATCATTTCTTTGAAATGTTCTATGTCACTTTGAGCCCCATAGCGCTCGTATCCAGTTTTAACTTCCCTTACTCCCGGAGCTCTCTTCCATTTAGTTCTTAGCCTTTTTAAAGTCTCCCACCTCTCTGAAAGGCTCATTCTATGACACACACCATCTAGTAAATACTTATTGTAATTAGCATCTACCCCAACAACAGCCATAGCTGTTCTATTGGACTCTTTCTTCTTGGAGCTAGCGGGATCAACCATTAAATACGCATTCATTGTATAAGGTCTTATTTCCCACTCATTCCACCACTCTTCAAGAAACGATATATCACTACCAGCTATTGGGTTTAATAATTGCTGGCAAGCTACCGTATAAGTAGATGTAGTCTTCTTTATCTCTTCCCATCTTTCATCAGTAAGAAAGACTGGTATTCCATCCATCTGCCCATTATGGGTTGCTGTATGTATCCTGGGCTTTACTGCCGCTCTCTGGAGAATTGTTCCATAAGTATCCCCGTAAGAGTATCTTGTTCCAGCATACTGATACCTTGGATTGTGCGTTGAACCAAGGTTAAGTGACAACTCCCACTGAGTTGTAGTCTTACTTATTTGTTCTGGAGTAGATACTGACTCCTGAACAACTACGTCGTCATAAATGATAAGATCAAAATGTCGTCCAGTAGGCTGACCATCCACAAGTCCGTGGGCCTCAACAGTTTGTTCCTTCGGGTTAGCAGATCGCCTAACACATATGCCTTCGTTCTCAGCCCACTTGGGAGCTTGTTGTCTAGGCTTCTCCCAGAGTATGTCTGGATATAGACTATAAAGTTTTTCATTGACTTCTAGTTCCTGCATTACCTGACGCAAGAACGGCTTAGCTTGTCTTGCTGAAAACGACAATAATCCAATAGTTATATTTGGATTACATAAAACTTCTTGTATAGTCCCAAGAAATGTTATGATAGAGCTTTTATAATGAAACCGAGCCCATAGGTCTAGCCTTCTATCCCTATCACTTTCTACTTCTCTGCATCTGTCATATATCCAAGGATGTAACATATCGTGGCGATTACAAAGGAACACGCCAAGATAATACCTGTCAAGCTGACCCAAAGTCCTGATAAAAGAATCATCAATATTAGGATCGTCATGACAGTCAGCATACGCAGCAACAACTTTATAAAACTGCTCGTTCTGAGCCCATTGAGCAAATTGGATAGCAGCATCAGAATTTTTTCCTTCAACGAAATATCCTTTAGAGATACGAGGGAGCATGGCTAGCTCCCTTTGTATCCAGATGCATACGCAGCCTTTGCTTGCTGCTCAGCTTTTTTACGAGAAGCATAACACTTCCCCTTGTTTCCCCACTTCCATCCTTTCTTACCACTTGATAACTTACACCTCTTTATCGGCATCTTTTTTTACATCAGGACCCTTGAGTTCATCAGAGAATCCTTCCTCTTTGCTTATTACTTTAAACAAAACAGAACCGTCTTCTTGTTTTTCTGCTTTATACGTAGTAGGAACCATTCTATATACTGTAAATTCAGTTCCTTCCTCTGGCATACATGCTGTTCTCGTGTAGCTTTCTAAACGATCAAACATGTTATCTACCATCATAAGAGGGCTTCTATGCCCCGTCATACCCATCATACGCTCAAACATCCTATCCATCGCTCTAACTTGACTACCTATCATTGATACACCCATTTTATTACTCCTGTATTATACACCAAAATTAAAAAATTATACTTGTACCCATCCCGGAGGACCTTGCCAGCTGCCATTAGGTGCCGTCCAAGTTTCACCTGTAGCTGGATTAGACCACTCAACTAAAGCCTGCGTTGCTGCCCCAGGTTTTTGCGTAAAACCAGCTGGAGGACTACCGCCACCGCCTCCGCCTCCGGGTTTTGTCTGATTGCCAGGAGCTGCCTGATCCCCACCTCCAGGTCCTTGACCCAAGAGATCTTGTAATACCGCAGGATTATCTATCAAGTATTTAATATACTTGGGATCTAACTCAGCAGCCCACGGATACTGCTGAATAAATGATCTTATTTCTTTTGGCCCTTGAACGTCTTCATCACTTGGGCCGCCTTCAAGGTCACGTACAAAATTCCTTAAATTACCTGCCGCTGAAGCCTTTCTAAGGTCCTCTTCCAACTGCTTGGTATCAATCTTACTATAGATTCCCTGCTTAGTAAGCCAACCCTGAATACTCTGAAGAGCACCGACTAACGGCATCCCTCCTATCAGATTGCCTATAAAACTTCCGCCTTGTGTAGCGGCATAAGCCTTGCCATACATATCTAAAGCTTTGTAAGTATTGGCAAGCCTCTGGGCTTTCTGATACTGTTGGCTCCTCATGCCATACTTTTCCTTGGCAACTTTTGCTTCATAGTCAAATTTTTCAGAAAGAGACATTATTGCATTATCTATTTGCGCTTTCCCATGAACATTTATACCCTCTTCCGTCATACGTTGTCCAGCAGGAGAGGCTGCGGCTGTTCCTACATCTTCACCTCCAAAGAAGTCTGTACCAGCAGGAGCGCCTGCCCACAAATCGCCACTTTCTTGGTCGGTTCGACCACCAGCAGTAATTGCTCCTGGCTTTGCTGCTCGATTTAAGGGATCGCCATAAGGGCTTGTACCAGCAGTAATCATACCAACATTGGGGCTCGTAGAGTCTATAGGAGCAGCCATACCCATCTCCACCTCTTCTATGCTTGTAGGGGCTGCTTGTACTGCACCTGGCATACCAGTAAAATCCTCTACTCCAGTGCCAACACCTGGCATTGCATATCCGGGAGTTCCTCCTGCTGTTTGGTTCGCAAAATCAACTGGTGCAGTTGGACTTCCTCCAAAGAAATCTGTACCAGCAGTAGTAGCTTGGCCCATAGGAGCGGCCATACCCATCTGGGTCTCTTCTGCAGTTGGTCCCGCTACAGGCGTATTGAAACCAGTGCTGTAAGGTCCTCCCCACTGAGAAAAATCTCGTGCAGCAATATCTGCCTCTGCTTGTCTTTGCATCTGACCAAACTCGTCTACCTGTTGCGAGGGAGCAGCAGCCGCTGCCATCATCTGGCCTTCATAGGCTTCATCTTCATCAAAGCCAGAAACTTCAGCTTCCTGAGCTGCAATATCTTGAACGGCTACAGCACCTGGATCATAACCTCCAAAGAAGTCTGTGCCAGCTAAAGCATCTGCTAAAGCATTAGCTAAATCAGCGGCAGCGGCGGCAGCGGCGGCACCTCCCATCTCTATTCCACCAGCAGTCTCTACCTCGCCACGATTGCCGCCATAAGCATCTGCAGCTGCTGTGTCAACACCTAATCCACCACTCTGTCCCCATGCCATAATGCTATCCCCCTCTCCTAGAACGTCTAGTAGTATTAGCTGCTCTCATTTGTTTTCCTGCTCGCTTAGCGGCAGCCTTTGCTTGCTTAATTCCTTTCGGGGTATAGGCATATTTCTTTCCACCAACTGTAGGCATACGTCCTCCTAGTTTAAGACCTGTGGCCTTTCGTCATCTACTTCTAAAAGCTTCTCGATAATAGAATCCACATCAACAGCTTTCTTAACTTCAACTTTAGTTGTTTTAGTTTCTGTAATGTCCTTCTCCTGCTTGGAGTAGGCTGACCTGTAACCAAATTTATTTACCATCATGAACGAATAGAGAGCAGTATTGAATGACTTATTCTCTAAATTATTCCTACCAACACCAATCCAGTAAGCTTCAGATGCCTGTATCCCCAATGCAACGGCTTCCTGGAAATCTCCCTTACGTGGATCTTTTAACCAGCGATACCACGTACTTTTATTAATTCCGAGGAACTTACATATCTCAACAACAGTGGAACCATTAGTAAACATTTCGTTTACTTCTGCTCTGTTTGCTGGGGTCCACACACTACTGTGAACTATCTCGCCTCGTCT